GCCGCTGTTGCAAAGTCCGGTGCAACCCTTTCCCGTATTCACGATTTCAAGCAATTCAGCCCACGGGATTTCACGCACGATTTCCAGCTTGTCAGTACAACACTTATCCCCATCTTCCGCAACCGTGCCATAAGCAACCACTTCCGCAACCTTATTTTCAGGATCGAAGCGGTAATAATTGAAGCAATCAGCCGCCTTTTTACAGAAGTGCATACCTTCATCACACACGGAAGGGGTAACATCTTCTTCAAATTTGCCGGGGCAAGTGTACGCTTTGTTTCGGCAAGTCCAATCAGGATTGAACACCTTGAACCCTTTAACAACTCCTGTTTCACTCATTTTGTTTATCCTCTCTTTCTGCCATCAGGCAATTTCATTCAGGGGAACTTCAATTCCCGTGTATTCGGTGAACTTCACGGAAGAAATAAAGTAACTCCAATTTGTTAGCTTCACCGCATAACCCCACGGGAAAACGCCATCCCTTAACCCTTGCATAACCCATTCTTTGGATTTCTTCATCAGCTTTGCCGCAAGGGTAACGGGCAAATTCACAACCCCGTCATGCTGAACCGTTGCAGCGGGTTCAAACATTTCAAAGTAGGTTTCCTGAACCCCCAATGCACGGGCAATTTCCTGTTTGCGGTCTTTGGAAGGCTCATTCTTGCCGGAAAGGTATTGACTGATAGAGGATTTACCAATCCCGGTAAGGTCTGAAAGTTTGGATTGTGTCAAGTCCAAATCTTTCATAAGGTTTTTCAATTTGTCTGCAAATGTCATATTCACTTCATCCTTTCTTTGTTCAGCCCTCAATCATGGGGCTTTTGTTGTACTGTTCCTGAATCCTGATCCGGTATTTCCCGGCTACTTCCTCACGGTTCAAAACCCGAAATTCGGATTTCTTATCACGCAAGGTTTCAAGGTACTTTGCCGCTTCCTGCTGTGTGTCGAACTCTAAAACCCGGTCAATACACGCCGCAATCACTTTCTTCATCCTGTTCACCGCCTTTCTTTTGGTTAAGTTTCCTTAACTTTTTGTGTAAAAAAATATAGGTATAAAGTCTTTGGGAATTTCAAGAAGTTCACAACATTTATCCATTTCCATTTGCGAAAACTCCACACGATTATTCAATTTTGCGGAAAGTGAAACGCTGGAAATCCCAAGTTCTTTAGCAAATGCACTTTGCGTTGCGAACTTCTCTTTGATCTTCCCCCTTAACTTTGAATAATTGAACGACATTTTATCACTCCTTTCTTTGGGTGGGGAAGAAGCTGTTTAGGCTTCTTCCTCAAATTCTACATTGCAATCGCCGCATATAACATGAACTTCCTTTGTTGCCCTGATAATGCACCCGCACACGGGGCAAACATATTTTCGGGAACTCTGCTTTGTTTTAGCTGCACCGGGGATTTTCGGAAGGCTTTTTTCTGTGAAGTTCAAACTTCTTATCCTGCATCCCGGCAACAAAGGCTTTTGCTTCATCATTCAGGCTTGTTTTAGTCCAGCCGTATTTTGCATCCTTTTCAACCGTCAAGCCGTGCTGTTCAGCCGCTTCTTTATATTTCTTATTGTGGTATGTGCCGCCCCTGCTTGTGTCCTGAACCCCAATTTGCAGATTGTAAAGGTGAACCATTTCATGTAAGAGGGTTTCCGCAACCTGTTCAAAAGGTCTTGCAAGATGTTCCGCACAAATATTGATTTCATAGAAGCCATCATCTTTCTTCATTGCTTCAAGGGCTTCTTTTGTCAGGGTTGCAAGGTCAGCAACCTTTTTCTGTTCGCCAACGCTCCACGCCTTCCAAGCGGTACACCACCCATAAGCACCTTTTGTTGTGTCCGGGCTTACCGTGATAACGGGGGCTTGAAGTTCACCGTTATAGAACTTTTCATTAAATTTTGAAAATAAATTTTCAAGTTTTTCAATCACGGGTTTCAAACTTGTTTCTTTCATATCTGCTACCGCCTTTCTTAAATTTCAGAAGTTTTTATTTTTTCAACAAGGGCATTTGCCTTTTCCATTTGCCGCTTGAAAATTTGATAGCTGGAAAGTTCCTTATCAGAAGGGTTACTATCAAGCATCATCTTTTCAAACTCTCTCCCGGCACATTCAATACAATGCTGAATGAATTTCCATTCCTCAAATGTAAACTTCATAATCACTTCATCCTTTCATTTTGCTTGCCGTTGCAGCGGCTTTGTTCGTTGTCGTTTGGTTAAGTTTCCTTAACTCTGAATATAGTATAGCATCCTTAACTTGATTTGTCAAGGGCTTTTTTAAGAAAACTTAACTTTTTTTCAAAACCACTTGAAATTTCCTTAACTTTGCTTTATAATATAAGAAGTAGAAAGGAAGGTGATCCCCTTGTCAAGTACATTTAGAAAAAGGCTGATTGAAGCTATGCAAATTCGGAATATGACACAAGCCGACCTTGTAAAAGCTACCGGATTATCTAAACCAAGAATCAGTCAATATGTAAATGGTACTTATGAAGCAAAACAGCAAGCCCTTTATGCTTTAGCAGAAGCACTGAATGTAAATATTTCATGGCTAATGGGAAATGATGTTCCAATGGAAATTGACTATGAAAAATTGCATCAGGAAGTAAATGCCTGTGAACTTATCGAAAAGGCATACGGGAAAGAAGCCTTTGAACTTATCCGGTCATATCTTGAATTAGATCAAATTGACCGTGAAAAATTCATGGAAGCTATTTCTATGTATTCCCAATTAGATGTTTACGATAGAGGAAGCATAATCGAAAGAATGAAGATTCTGCTTGAACAGGAAAAATATTCTATTCAAAAAGAATCATCAAACGGGAAGGCAATGTAATTTATGTAGATTTCAAGCCTTCAACATAAATTCAAGGTACATCCAAGTTTTTATTCAAGTTGAATAGTGCTGTGAAATAGCGGTTCTTCAAGTCATTCAAGTTAAAACCTCTTTTATAATGATTGAAGAAAAAAATCACCGTCAAATTACAGTGTTGTTCAAAATATAAAAGTAATAGAAACAGCAAGTTGAAGTTGAATGAGTTGAAGGCTTGAAAAGTTAATTTCAGAAAGGAAGATTTTTATGAAGAAAAAAATGGGTGTTATTGCTGCGGTGATCCTGATTGGTGCTTTGGGGTTTGGTATATCCCGAATAGCACAAAACCCCGATCAATACCAAAAACAAGAAGAACAAATCCCCGTAGTGTTGGATTGTTCAAAGTTCAGTAGAATTTCAACGGATGAATTAAAAACTGAATTAGGTGAACCCGAAAGAACAGACGATTGGAACAATCAAACATCAAAGGGTGATTTTCAAATGCAAATCCTTACCTATGATTTTGAAGGTTTCTATGGGGAATTCATTTTATATGAAAACACGGTTGTAAAACTCCGTTTGTTTTCTGAATCCAAATGGCAAGTTGAAGGCTCAAATTCTGATAATATCTTTGCTATGTTTGGGATCGTTCCCAGCGAAAACGCAAAGCAGACAGTGAACACGGGTATAACACACAAATTTTCCCCGGTATCTGATAAAGTTGCGGAAGTGGAATTTTATAATTACAACGAAGAAAACAAAACTTTTGATACTATATATGTTACTTACAATCTAAATTACTTTGATTGAAAAACAAAAAATTCCCCCGTCAGTGCTGCAACACCAACGGGGGATAGCGACCATAAATCAGGATGAAGTGATTTAGGCGGTCTGTCTATATTATATCACTTCACGCCTGATTTTTCAAGATAGGCGGTGAAGTTATGAAAAATCCTAATGGATATGGAACAGTAACGAAGCTGTCAGGGAACAGGCGAAAGCCCTATATCGTGAAGGAAGGTGTATCAGGAAGGCAAAAGCCCATAGGTTACGCCGCTACACGGGAAGAAGGCTTGATAATGCTTGCCAATTATAACAATGATCCGTGGGATATTGAAACGGAAAAAATCACTTTTCAAGAACTCTATGAACTGTGGCTTGAAAAGCGGGCTGTGAAATTGGGTGATTCAAACAGAAGTTCCCTGAAATCTGCATATAAGCATTGTTCCAAGCTGAAAAAATTGAAGTATAAGCAAATCAAATCATACCAAATGCAAGATTGCATTGATAGCTGCGGCTGTGGGTACTCTACACAAGGGGCAATCAAAAATCTTTTCGGGCATCTTGACCGTTTCGCAATGGAACTTGATATAATTTCAAAATGCTGTTCTGATCTGCTTACCTCTGAACCAATACCGGAAACAAGCAAGGAAATTTTCACGGATGAAGAAGTTTCCCGGCTGTGGGAAAATCAAAATTTTCCGTGGGCTGATTCAGTCCTGTTCTTCCTTTACACGGGGTTCAGGATTTCAGAAATGATTGAACTGAAAGTTTCCACCATTGATTTTGAAGTGGGTACAATGCAAGGGGGAACGAAAACAGCGGCGGGAAAGAACAGGCTTGTTCCCATTCATTCAAAAATTCAATCCATTGTTCAAAAGCGGGTTGAACAGTCCAAAAGCGGCTATCTGTTTGAGTACAACGGGAAGAAGCTGAATCAAACCCAATATAGGGCTTTGTGGGCTGAAATCATGGGGAAGCTGGAAATGCAGCACACCCCGCATGAGTGCCGCCACACATTCAGAAGCCGCCTTGATTCAGCCGGGGCAAACAAGGTTTGCATTGACCGGATCATGGGGCATAAGTCCAAAGGCACGGGTGAACGGGTTTACACCCATAAAAATATAGAAGAACTTAAAATGAACATTGAACTAATAACGAATTAGTAACAAAAATAGCGGCAACCCCCGAAAAATCAAG